AGCATTAAAGATGTAGCCGGCGTTCGGGTCGCCAACAGAAATAATCTTATTAACTTCGTCGAAAGTGTATGCAGTGTCGCTTACTGCGACATAAGCACCGTCGGTAAATCTATAGTGTGTATAAGTACCAGTCTCTTGATTTAAGATATAATACTCATCATATTTACCACCGTCTTCAATAGCAGGTAATTCGTCACCCATAAATGCCGATAACTCAGCACGATAGTCTGTGTCTTCCTTACCATAAGGCATCGTCATCTCACCAGAGTTGTTGATACCCAAGCTACTGTCGTTGTCGTAATCCCAGAAATCGAAACGATAACCGTTGTTAATCGCGGCGGCAGTATCATCAATGGTGTACCATTTTGCTTTGTCCGCGCCCATTGCCTCAGCTTCGGCTTGCGAAATATATGTCTTAGCATAATGCCAGAAAGTATTTTTCGCACGGTTATCAAGCATTGTATAACGCTCAGTGAATAAATACATATATAATGCCGCATCTTCGATAAACCAGTTTCCTAATTCAGAAACAAATTCTTCATCTGACGCTGTAATCATCCACTTATACATCGCGTTCCAAACAGCAATATTAGCCTCTTCCTCGGCATCTGTAATGTCAGGATGAGTATAACGGAATTCAAATGTTTCATCCCAGTTAGTATAAAGACTATCATAAGCGGGGTTGCCAGCGACCCACTGTGCCTCGGAAATCGGATAAACCTGTTTACCATTTTCATCAGTTACACCTGACGGGAAAATCGAGTTGGGCTTGGTGTTATCTGCGATTTCTACAACAAATTCGTTGTGGTCATCTGGGTCATAAGCACGCGTTTGGTCTGTATCCTTAGAGTCGCCAATATTACCTATAGCATAGAAATGCCAATCAGTATCATTGAATTCTCTATGTGTGGAAATGTCGGTATTGTTCTCGCGAACGAATACTACACAGTTCGCAAACTCCATAGTAGTCTTTGCATAAGGGTCTCTCTTTGCTGAGATAGGAGTATAAGGCAAGAAAGTATTATATCTCCTTGCAAGCAAAGAGTTATTTGCGTTTTCAGACGAAGCAATATTTACTTTGATATTAAACAAAGCATTAGGAACAGAAGTGCGGGTTAAAGTAACCTTGCCTGTACCGTCAGAATACTTTGTACCGTCGCCCATAGTTAATTCGGTAATATAATCGGGGTCGTATGTAGTATTCTTGTTAGTATATTCACCGTCGAAACACATATAAATATTAAGGTTTCTACCAGCATATCCATATTCGTTAGAAGTCGTACCCTGACCAGAGTGAGCAGCGTTAATAGCCTTCCAGTTGTCAAGGGCAATGTCTCCGTTTTTATGGATGCACTCAATAGTTGTATTTTTGATGATTTCCTTTTTATCCTGAGTAAAGTAAGGACAATCAATCTTAATGATTTTCAGGTCGGGACACATATTCGCAACATATTCAGGAGTGATAGCGTTATTCTCGTTATAAATCTGGTTGCGGTCGTATCTCGCCAACATCGTATCGGAGTCTCGAGAGTCAGCAATAAAGTTAGCAAGAATATCAGCATCACTCAAAGCGGTCTCGTAGGCTTTCATACGATAAATGTGAACATCACAGTCATCAGAACCGATTGTAATAGGCACAGGAGAGTTTTGATATAATCTGTGTGCGCTATCGTAGATGAGAGGTCTAAAGCCAACACCATCTTCGTAGGTCATAATGAGGGATGTAGCGGTAGTATCAGATGTGTCAAGAGTATTGATATTGTATTCCAACTCAATGACATCTTCCTCGCTATAAGGAATATACAGCGGGTCTGCACCTGTAGCACTTGTCTTGAAATATGCGGCGTGTGCCTTCATTTCAAAACCAACAGCAGTTGCGTCTGCTACACAAGATAAGAAAGTAGTATCAACATCTCTAACATTAGCAACCTTAAAAATAACCTTAAACTCTGAGCCATAAAGACTTGCGTCTCGCTCGAACAGATTATAGTTAATGGTAGCTCGCGTACCTGCTTTTACGCAGAAATACTGATTTCCGTCAGCGTCTAATTGATAACCGCCGTTCAGCCAGTCAAAGTTATTAGAAACGGACATAGTTACTCCAGTGTTTGCATCAGTCCATAAGCGGTTTTCACTTGTATTGGATAAACCAGTCGGATTAAAGTCAAACGCAGGAGATACATCAATACCAACATCGATACCGAGTTCAGCAATATCCATAACAATGGGGACACTTGTTTCACGACAAGAAATCACAAGCTGATGTTCTCCAATAATATCTGTCTTATATGCCCAGACATCCGATGTCCCTGTTAGGGTCTGAGTAGAAATAATCTCTCCGTCAACACTTCTGTTAACAACAGGAGAACCTGTGTTCGGGTCAAAAACATAATAAGGGATATTCGTGGAATTGTACTGTCTCGAACTTACTTTGCCATAATAGTCATAGCGATAAATACATCCGATAACAGGTACTGTGGATGTTTCGTCAAACCAAATAATGTCTTTATATATATGGTCTGTTTCAATATCCATATTGTTTACCGTGGCAGTAATATAGCACTCAAGCAGATGAGCACCGTGTGTCTGCGCCGGTAAAGAATAAGACTGTAATGTACCAGAGGCTGTCGTTATAACAGGGTCAAGCTCAGTACCGTCTAAAATAAAATGAACCGTCTTAGAGACGGAACCATAAGGTGTATATGTAAAGTTTACAGGTTTACCAATCGGGTAAGTAATCTTGTCGCTGAACGCAGACTCAAGTCGAACATCGACAACCTGCACAGTCCAAGACTTAACGCTTACGCTACCGCCATCGTCTACAATGGTTAAGGTGAATTTCTGTGTTCCAACAGAGATATATTCAGTCACATCGAAACTATTTAATCCGTGATTACAAGCACCTGTACTAATTATAGAGCCGCCGAGTTTCCAAGTATAAGTACCGTCAATTAACTCACCGTCTGAGTCTGTAGATGAGTAATTATACTGCAATTTAACTGTATCGGTCGGTGTAGCAATAACGGGAGAAGCGGATGTTGTTTTATCACCCACTATGGTATCAGCACGGTCAACAACAAGGTTTGTGGTTGTAGTTGTACCACCGCCGCCACCGCCTGCAATGACAAACTGACTCTTAACTTCTTCCTTATCGTCTTTACATTCCCATAAGGTAAATACATTGTCTGCTTCGTCGCCGGTAAGCAAGGTTGCCCTACCGTAGGTAGCATAATATGTATAACCCTCAACATCCAAGTTCTTCATTTCTTGCTGCAACTGTGTAACCGTGCCGCTTAAGGACTGAATGTTGGTTGCGTTACCAGCGATATTTTGAGCGTTCGTACTAATACTGTCGCGGAATACTGCTACCATTTCATCAACTTCGGCTTTAGTATATGCGTCGCCGCCGATTACGTGGTAAGCGCCGTTAATGAAGCGGTAATGTGTGTAAGAACCGTCATCCTGATTAACGATGTAATAGTCAGTATATTCACTGCCGTTAGCGACATCAGGAAGTGTAGTAGCAATATAAGCGAGAGAACCCGCAATAATACGCCAGTATCCGTCGATATATTTATAATAGAGATAGCCAGAGTTAGACTTAACGATATAGTCAATCTCAGGGTCTCCAGTCTCGGGGAGTTCGTCTACCACAACGGTAGAAGAACCGCCGAAAGCGTCCCATACATTATTACCAACCTCATCGGTAATGTACCAATACTTATCGTATCCGTCACCATTATCCTTGGGAATAAGATAGAATGTATGTGCCTCACCAGCCGCGGGGAGCTCGTCTACAATTTTAATTGTAAAGGACTCGTAGTCCGCAAGTAATGCTTGTGCATAGCTACGCGATAAAGTTACAGCCCCGCGGATTGCATCCCCAAGCTTATTGTATTTGAGTGTATCAGTTAAGGTATACGCATCTGCAATTTCTTGTCTTACAACATCAAGGTCTTGACCAACCATATCCGCACGACCCTGTGCATACGAATATACATCAACCTGTAATCCTTGAGGGTCATATACAGACGGCTGCATTGCTGTGTTCGCCTTATCAAGAACACCGGCAACATCTGGGTGTAACTTCTTGGTTGTAACGCTTCCGTCTTCGAGCGTTAAGTTTGCTAAAGCACCGCTGGCAAGATATTCTTCCATCTCTTTTTCAACAGAAGCCTCGATTAAGTTTGCAACAACTTCGTTATTAGCTAACTCCGTAACCTTGAGTTCGAGCTCATCTACCTGTGACTGGTTTGCTTTTAATGCAATCTGTGTAGCGTGAGCATCTTCAACGGCTTTTGCTCTGGAAATTTCATTGATTAAATCAGAAGAAGAAGCCTTACGACTAACTGTCGCAGATAAATCTTCAACCTTTTTCTCCAAGTCAGAGACACTTTGTCCATTCCACGAGGTGAGTGCTTCAACTCGTGCGACAAGCTGGGTATATAATGACTCGGAAATTTCGGTGCTCTGAGCGTCAGAAATGAGATTATTAGCACTAACTTTGAAAGTTAGATAGTTTGTTGTACCAATAGTAGCGTTATTACTACCATACAACATTAGTGTGCAAGTACCGACACCAATTTCGGGCGGTAAATAAGCACAGTTATCTTCATCAAGATATTGGTTATATGCGTTTTCTCCTTGACGGAACTGAGCAAACGCAACTAAGTCTTTCCAGTCTTCGTCCAGATTAAATCTGAACTTTACAAACTGCTGTGACCCAGCAACAAGCTCATTGTTGCAAGAAGACATAACCATTTTCTGATTGATAACATTAACGAGTATGCTCATTTGCAATCCTCCAATCCTTTAGTTATTAAGCTGTTCGCTTCCAAGCATAGACACCACTAATGCCAGTGGTGACTTGTGCCCAAGTACCGACACTATTTAAAACAGTCGGTATTGTACTACTGCTGTGCATATACACTGCACCAACAGGGTACATAATATTAAGAATATTCACATTATTAAGCATAACGGGAACATTAAAGTTAAAATCGTTTTCGCCCCAATCATAAACTGGGATACCCCTCGGAACACCTACAGTTTTAGTAACCGTACTTAAAGTATAAGTCGAGGCGCCATCATAGACTTTGACTTGGAACTCATAGTCCGTATGATAATCAAAGCCAGCATAAACCGTGTTGCCATCTGCGTCTGTTTCTGGATATGAAAGCAAAGCAAGTTTGTTGGTTGAGCGATAAGATGATGTTCCTTTGGTAATTAAACTATCGCTAACAGTAATCCATCCGTTTGCGTCCGTTCTCGAACCATCTTCAAGCGTCTGTGCTGTTGACGGATACGCACCGCTGGTCTTTTTGTATCGATATTTTACGGTGAGAGTATTGGTGTAAGCACCAAAACTTCCTCGATAGAAGTTGCCCGAAATATCCATAGAAATCGTATTGCCTGTTGGTGTATCTCGATATACTAACGGGTTACAGGTTAGTGTAATATAGTTAACGACCGTCGGAGAAACTGTTGTTGAATTATCATAATCTCGAGAGTCTTTAGCGTAAAACTCAAAAGATGTGCTGGTAACATTAGTGTATGTCTTTGTTGCTGTAACAACATTACCGCTTCCCGTTGTACCAGTAACCGCCGAACCAGCAATTTTCACAGATGAAATTGTTGCGGAGTTCTTTGGTGTAGCCGTTAAAGTACATAATGCCGTCGATTTATTCTTAATTAACTTAGAACTATCGCCAGTTAACGCTATTGTCGTTGCGTTTGTGTCAATAACGGTGCCAGATATTGTTGGTTTGTTACTACTTTTAGCCGCAGTTGCGGTAAATGTGCAGGTATTAGAACCTAACGAGGTGTCTCCGTTATATGTAGTACAAGTAAGCGTACAAGTACCGCTTGGGTCGTTTGGAATTTTAGCATAAAAAGTAGTCGGAACAGTCCACGCAATAGAGGTATCCGATGTTTTAGTAGCAATCGTACCTGTTAAATCTCCGAACTTATAAGTTATGGTATGTTTATACGAAGAATTATATCTCGTGATTGTAATTGTAGTTGAACTACCAATATTGGCATCCGTAGCACCGACAAGAGATTTTAATGGCGTAGCGGTTGCTGCAACAGATACATTGCCAGTAACGGTGTGTGTGTTACCAGAGGTAAATGTTTTACTATTTACCGTATGAGTCGTTATACTATAGTTGGAACTCGGAGTAAATGTGATTTTTAATTCATCATCAGCATATAACTTTTTAGTTCCAGCCGACAGATTACCGGTGCTACCTGCGGGGCTTGAAGTTCTGTTAACAGTAATAGAACTTCCAGTTCCAGCCGACATACTCAACGTATATACTGGGTTTGGGGTCATCGTGATACTGCCAGAATAACTGCTATTTGTTGAACCATACACATATATCTGTGCAGTAATCGAAACATCTACAGACTTTTTACCATTGCTACCGTGTGATACCGTGATAGTGCTCCCGCCGAGCTTAGTACCTTTATACAACGCCTTAGCAGTTGAACCAACCACTGTTGTAGCAGTACCGTTGATTGTAACAACAATATTTTTTGCATACACATAACTTGATGTGCTTGAGTCTGGGCTGCGACTGTATGCAGTCCAAGTAATAGTTGATTTGTTGTTTGTGGTATCATTTGTGGAGCTCCACTCAACTTCTATATATCGATAATACCCAGCTCCAGCTCCCTTATAGGTTGAAGATGCAAAACTTCCTTTTGCCATACAGTCACCTCCTAACTTCCGATATAAAAGCAGGCGGTTCTACGACTATCTGTACCGTTATCATAGTCTTCAAAACGACTATTTGCTCCAACAATCAGATATTGTCTTGCGGTTAAGTTAATAGCGTCAACGCCATCATCGTCCGCTTTTAACACAATTTCCTTAGAGTCGCCGCTAATACGAGAAATAGACATACCTTGGTTGCTTAATAGGTTTTCGATTTGTTCACCGACCTCGTAAATGGTTAAACCATCTTTGTTAAAGGTAAACCCATTAGCAGTTGTTACGCTATCAACACCCAAATTTTCCACATTAGAAATACGGATGTTCAATGAGTCGTTGGTCTGTTCAACCTCTGTTAATTTATCGTTAATATCACCAACAGAAGATGAAACCTTGTCATCAACGACGGTTAAAATGTCGTTGTCGTTGCTATCGACAATTCTTAAGTTGTGTCCAATGATAATATCGCCAATGATTGTTTCTGCGTTAATACCATAAGTAGACGCGCCATCGCCAAGCAACAACTCACCAATAGCCGTCTTACAAGTCTCCCAAGCATCATCGGTAAAGACAATGTTTTTACCGGTAATTTTTATTTGACGCGGGTCATACGCGCCAGTGTCCAATCGTTTTTTGCTCGTATAGCCAGAGCCGTCAATCATTACTTCTTCGTCTTGGGAAGATAGAGCCGACTGCATTGTCAAATTTCTCGATGTTTGCAACGCCTCTTTCATAGCGTTAAACTCACCGTTTTTAATCGGATATAAAATTTCTTTAATATAGTTCAAAGTGTTTGCGGACTTTGAAACATCGCCCAAAACATTATCAAATAAGGATTTGGGGTCAAATTTATTGAACCGATTGCCAAATGTCATATTCAGCGCACGGTCGTCATAGTTGATTGTGATGTTAGAAAGGAATAACAACGCAATGTCGTTGGTATTCAACTCGACATTGATGAGGCAACCCGTCTCAAGTTGTTCACTCCACTGCTCGAACTCCTTAATGAAAATAAAGTTTTCCACATCAACATTAAATTCTTGGGTCGGCTGAGATACTCTATCTAATCGAGTTTTCGCTCTATCATATAGGGTCTTCATCTGCTCAAATTTTTCGCTATAGGTCATAATGTCTGTAATGGTTACATATTCGTCCGTATAGCTACCCTCAAAAATATAGTGATTGAGTTCTTCTTGCTCTTCATCGGTAAAATAATTTGTAATCGCCAATGCTTCGTGGATTTTCTTGATATCTTCTTGATACATCACCAAATAAACATTGACTTTATCGAGTTCGGCGGCAACATTTTCCTGCTGACTTTCACACTCGGCAATCAGATTATCAATACTTGCTAAAGTATCTTCGATTTGCTCACCAATAGTAATTGCAGTACCACCATTTTCAACGATAATGGTGTTATACTCATCAACTAATGATGTACCCGCCTCTGCGATGATATTATCTCTGCATCGACTATACATTTTTATTTGCGTAGCCAAGGCTTCGATTTCCATATTCAAATTATTTGCCTCTTCGAGCTGTTCGTAATATCTAACATTCAAAGTGTAGTAATCTTCCATCTGTTCATCGATGGAAGTTTGCCAAGCTCTAACCTTCGTTGCTAACTCAGGCGACATCCAATCCAAATAGTAATTGAAGTTATAAATAACATTAGTGCCGAGAGGATTGAGTGCGGCAATGCTGATATTTTCATTACCAAGAACGCTGATTGCAGTATATAAATCATCTGCGTTTTCGGTAATATCAAGCGAGTTAATGAGGTCGTGCTTAGTAATGTGTATATCGGTTTGCTTAACATAGTTTGCTTGGTCGTACACATTGATGACGCGGTTTATACAGTCAAATACGAAAAGACATTCGTATGCGTCTTGCATATTTTCCAAGAAAAATGCCAGACAATTTAACGACACATCAACATCCTCAAAGGTTCTCCATTTCGATGCGACAACCTCATCCACTTCGCCAATCGTCCAGAGAGGGAGTGTTTCTACAATCGTTTCTAATAGACCTTTATTAGTGCCTGTCTCATCAGACAAAAAACGATAAGTGCCGTCTGCTATGTATGGCAACATTTTTTGTGTAATTTCCGCATCTACGGATTTTGCAGTTACATCTTTATAATGTATTTTCCCGTCAAATCCGTCAGTAACATTGGTTATCATAAAATATCCAATGTTTTCGGCAAAAATAAGGCGGCGGTTTTGAATGGATTTATACATATAATATGTGTGTTGATTATCCTCATCATTGTCTCGGATAACTCTGTTTACTCTCATATTCAATTCTGATGTAGAATTGAAATTAAAGACGATTTCTTCTGCCTCGTGGTCAACCATAATACCAACCATATTTGTTAAAACACCGTTCTTGTAAACACTACCGGGACTACATAATGTAAAAATTGGTTTTTCAAATCTACTCAAACTATCATATCGTACAATCACGCAACCACCTCCTTATGATAAAATTCCCATCTTAGCTTGTCTCCGAGATATTTCCCAGAGTAAGATGTTATATGTTTACAGTTGTTTAATATTCCGCCTGTGGATATATTGTATTTTTCAGCAGCATCCGCCACACAGCCAAAAATTTCGTTCGTATTGATTAGGCGAACTGGACGAGCCCTCCCGTTATTACCACGAGATTTTGCACACTGACCCTCTTGAACTGCGTGTTCAATATCGGACAAAGACATACTGTGATAATCCTCTAAGTATGCCCACACCAAACGGACATCATTGTGTTTACCAGCCGACTTCGCTTTTTTGCTACAACAAGTCGAAATTCTTGCGTATGGAACATTAAATTTAAAAGCCGCGTCTTTAATGCAATCGAAGATTTCTCCAGAGTTTAAAAGGACGATACTGCGTGCTCGCGGGCTATTACCCCTATGAAAATCAGGTTGTTTACTTCTGATTTTTTCACGAGTTTCCGTACTAACTTCTCTGCCAAGAGCGCCCTCTCCGCCGTCCGTCAAATTATATCCGTACAACATAGACGATGCGTTATACGACTGAATGTACTCTATTTCTTTAAGAGACAAAAGTTCCTTATCGCATAATTCAAGAACTCCTGCAATAAAATTATCACACCCATCGATGTTCCAAGCATACTGGAGATGGGGGTTACAATGCTTATTCTTGGAAAGCTCCCCGTTATGTCGAGAAACTCTTTTTCTAATATTCACAGACTTGCCGATATAAATTTTATTGTTATTGGTATTTTGGAGATAATATATACCACTGGAGGTCGGTAATGATTGTAAATCTATCATTACATCAGCCTCCTCGCAGAATATTCAAACTCAACTGAGTCGATATCCCCAAGCATTAACAGTTTATTTTCACCATCAAGTAGCCTGATGAAGTTTCGGTTAGCAAACCTCTCATAGTAATCTCCGCTAACATAGTTTAATTCGCCTTTCATTATGATAGAGGCGTGTGCACCGATACCAACAAACTTGGTAAATCTGGTGCTATCGTCGGAGTTATTCGCAATGATAATGTCGCCACCAACGCTACCAAGGGTAATTTTAACCTTTGGATAGATATATTCATCAAGGTCGGTATCAACATTTACTGTGATTACCGTACTTACATCGGCAGCACCGTTATTAACAGAAAATGTCTGAGTAATGGCATCTTGCCAGAACATATCACTGTCGGCTTCGAGAGTCGCCTTATAGCCGATAATACCGCCGTTACCCTCAACCTTTTGAGGATTTATCAGTCTGCAATTTAGGTAATTACGGTATTGTTTGCCGTTGATAATCTCGTATGTTTCTCCATATACATCGTCCATTATGTCGATATATAACTTGCGATATGTACGGTGATTAAAGAGCCATTTTTCAATCTGTCTGCGTTCTATATGTTCCAAACATCTGCCTTCTTCGTTGACAATTTCAACCTCGAAAGAGATAGGAGAATTTGTAAAATCATCATCGATTAGATAACGCTTCTTTGCACTTTTGCTAAAGATAGTCACGCCCTCTTTAGTACCGCTTAATTGAGTGTTACGGCTTGTCTCTACATTAGCAATCACAAGACCATACTGTCTCGAGGAAATACCGCTAAATTCAAAATGAGAACCATAAATATCAGCCATCTCATCACGCTCCTTTCTGTATTATTTTCGTAGTTAAAATTTTCCTTTATCCCATACCGCAAAGGATGGGACGGTTCTACCCTTAACCATAAAGGGTAACACAAAATAGAAGCGGGCTCCCCGAAGGGAGCCACGCATAAAAGTGTAGTTTTAAAAATGAAAAAGTAGTTTTATCTACTTATAGACTAACAATATTCCCATACCATAGGAACACCATTAAGTTGACCATATGAGTCTATGACACCATCACAGCACTTAGTAATACCTCGACGCGACAAGTGATGTATTGCTGACGCATTGTTTATACTCTTGAATATTTCATCGGTATTAACAAGCCTTATACATTTAGTCTGTTGATGCCTTGAATTCTTAGACTCCGACAATTTCGCATCAATCTTATCTTTCGATGCTGTATTGTATTCGTCTTCATACATCCAAGCAAGTTTTATGCCGTTGTATTCTCCACCAGACTTTCGCTTGCCGAGACAATTTGACCTAATTGCAGTATCACTCACGCCAAGAATTTGTGATGCGATTTCTATGCTATCATATATCTGACCAGTATTCAGTAAAACCACCTTTAAAGGCTCAACTTTTTGACCGTCACAAATAGCCTTATGTATTTGTTCTTCAGATAATGTGTCGTACTCACTGGCAAACATCCAAACAAGATTTTTGCCATTCATCGTACCGCAACTCTTGCGTATATGTCTACAACAAGCAGAGATGTTAGAAATATTATATTTCTGAGTCGCTTCTGCGACAGACTCAAATCTTTCGTTGGTGTTTAATAATACGACCGGAGTTATATCGTATTTTAAACCAGTTTGGGCTTTAGAAATCCTCTCTGATATTTCTTCTTCGGTCATATCGATATAGTCATCATATGTCGCCCACGCTAATGCCACTCCGTTGGTGCGCCCAGCAGACTTGATACGACCAGTACACGCCATTGATATAATAGATGGTGAAAGACTATGGATGGACGATGCCTCTACATATGAGTTAAAAACCTCACGAGTGTTTAACAGAACGACTTTATGACTGTTTTTAGCACCAATCAACGCCTTCGTATAATTAGACTTTCTGTTGCCAAGAGTTCCGTCGCCGCCGTCCGTGAGATTGTAAACACCGCTATTTTTAGAGTACATATCGATATAATATATCTCTAAATCACTTAAATCATCTCTGTCGCACACATCAATAATTTTAAAATCAAAAGCTGTTTCGCTATATTTATTCCAAGATTTTTGAAGGTGCGCGTTGTGATGTGTTCCAAGATTTAATAAGCGTTTATGCGCTCTAAAACGCTTTGCGATATTCACGCTTTTACCAACATACACCATATTGTTAATGGTGTTTTGAATTATGTATATACCGCACATTTTAATTACTCAACTTGTTAAACTCTTGGAGCATATAATTTACGGCAGACCTCTGCTCGCGGCGAATTTCAGACACTGTTTTCTGCGTAGCCGAACCAGTTATGATAATATCACCCATATTGATTTCGTTGTTAATAACCGTAGGTGTAATACCATCAAGTCCAGTACCGCCAAAGACATTCTTGAGCATTTGCTCTAAAACACCGCCACCACTATTTGCAAAGTCATACAGGAAATTAGTTGCCTTTGCATTGAGTACCTTATCGTCGTCATTAAGGATGCGATATTTACTTCCATCGCCAGATACAAACAAGGTCTCCGCACCACGCTCGTAGAGCTCGTGTAAACCCGCTGTGGCGTGTTTTGTGCCAGAGGCATATCCAACTATGTCTGACTTCTTAACCCAGCCCAGACCGTCAATATTGTACGGATGAGAGCCTTTTGTGTTGATATACTTAATAGTACCAGCCTTGGCTGTACCAGATGCGCCGCCGCCGTAAGAGTCGGCATACCATCTTGTACCAGACTTCACCTTGACATAAGAACCCTTTTCAAGAGACGGTTTGTCTTCTTTCTTGGTTTCTGTCTTCGGTTTAGTTGTGGTAGTGGTTGTTGATGGCTTACTACTACTTGTGTTTGAATTAGTTGTTGTGGTCGGTTTATATCCAATTTCGTTCTTTAAATCAACACCCTGATATAACTCGCCAAACATCTTTTCATACTCGTTAAGAGCACCATAAGTAGACTCCCATAACTCCTTAACAGTCTCATCCTTACCATCACCATACTGACGGTTATACATCAGCATTTGATAATAAAGTTGGTTCTTAGAGTTATTACGGATATCGTTTAGAGCTTGGTTATATAAAGCGTTAGGGTCGTTAAGCTTCTCGTCGAGAGCTTCCATCTCACGCTCGAGTTGTGCTTCCTGAGAATTATAAGCCTCATCGATAGCATTAAGTGCCTTATCGAGTGCACTTTCTTTTTCAAAGTCAGCCAACTCACTCTCTGCATCGGATAACTCTGCCTGAAGTTCGAGTTTGCGCTTTTGTGCCCACGCAGAGTCATCATTTTCTAACATAGAGAGTTCTGCTCTAATGTCAGAAACCGCCTTACGTTTTTCGCTCTGTTCTTCCAGACGCTTCTCTTCGTCATACTGTTCTTGAAGCATCTCTTTTTGCTTGTCATAAAATTCTTTTAGATTATCAAGCTTCTTCTCGAGCGCTTCTTTTTCGTTTTCGATATCCTGTTTAAGCATATCGACGCGGAATTCAATAAGTTCTTCAAGAGTATCTTTCGCCTCATCACGAAGTTCCTGCATACCCTTGAATACTTCTTCCTCGTATTTGTAATATTCATCGAGGGTGATTTCGCCTTGTTCGTATGCCGCTTTATAAGCGTCGTCAAGCCATTTTAAAAACTCAGCCGTGGTTTCTTGTTCCATAGCGACAAGGTGTTTGTGATAGTTATACATCGTTTTAAAGATGTTTTCTTCATCTTCCTTATCCTTGTCTTTTGAACCAGAACCAGAGCCAGACTTTGAGGCATATATATCGGTGAGCTTTAATCCTTTTAGCGCTTTAAGATTATTGATTGAATTGACTGTTTGGTCTTTAATGGTGTTAATCGCGTCAATTCGTCTATCAGAAGCATCTTTTTGGTCGCTTATCCAATCATCAAGGTCTTGACCTCCGACTGTGACAGAGCTGCCACCAAAATTAACTTTAACAGTACCGCCGCTAACTCCGGTTCCTCCGCCACCAAAAGCGGATGAGAAGTAATGACCAATACCTTTCCAATTACCGGACATAGCGTCGGATATAGCGTTACCAAACGCCGACAATGCACTTGATGCTATATTCTTTAATCTGGAGAAAAGGTTTGTACCATAACTATTTGTCGCCTTAAGACCACCAGAGTATCCTTGTTCGTGAGATGCAACGATTGTCTCGGCATACGGTTGCCAGATATTTTCTGTTGCTTGTACGCCAAAATCTGAGCCTTGTGCTAACTCGTCATTTAAGGCTTCCTCGTTGACCTGAAGTTCTCCGTCTTTAAAATTAACATAGTTTTGACCCTGTAAATCATTGAGTTCAGAAATTTTATTAACAAGGTCTTCTTCTTGGTCAAGCTTACCGTTGGCACTCATATTTTCAATTTCTTGAATTAGATTTGCCTTTTGGGTTTCAAGCGCGAGCTGGTCATTTAACACCCGTTCAGTTGCTTCAAGCTCTGCAATCTTCGTATCTATTTGAGCGTCATATTCTGCTTCGTATGTATCGAGAATAGCTTGAAGCATATTTTTCTGACCCTCTATAGAGCCGTCTGTGAATAAATTAGCATTTTTAAGCAGTTGTGGATATTGTTCAACCAATTCCATAAGTTGACTTTTTGTTAATGCCGTACCTTCTTTGAGTTTTTCCATTGAAGATACGAGCTTATCAATACCGTCAACAGCGCTATCAATACCGTCTAAGAAAGTTGTAAAGTCAAAAGGCTCAATATAATCAGCGTTCTGAAAACGCATCTCGTCAATTTTCTGTTGTAATTCAGTAATTGACATAGAGCCTTCTGCTTCAATAATTTTAACAGCAAATTCTAATTCCTTCGCGGTTAATTCATTAAAGAACGCATCAATTTCATCTGCTGTGCCAGAAAGACCTTCTTTAACTTTCTTGATATCTTCATCAATACCAGTCGAGTCTATTGATAACTTAATTGCCGCTATTGCATCAGACGATAATCCGCTTTTCTCTAAATCGGCGATGATGTTATCAACGGTCTTTTTATACTCATTTACATAGAGTTGCCCACCATCATAAGAACCTTTTAACTGGAATAATCCTAACAGTGCGTTCTGCACTTCTGGTTCTGCCTCGTAAATAGGATTAAGGAAATTTTCCGACAAATAATCCTTAATTTCGTCCTCTTTCTTTAGTCCGGTGTCTTCCCAGTTGATAGAACCAATGATTTTTGTGAGCGCAGTCTGCATATCTGTATCAAGCTCTTGGAACCCAGCGTCAAGTTGCGCATAAGCGACCGTAGACTTTCTAAGTTTTTCCCACTGAGCATTGATTTTGTTATTATATTTTTCAATAGTTGAATTATAGCCCGCTGCGCCATTTGCATATTGTCTTTCCAGTGCATCCCAGTCTATATCCGCTGCAATTACCGTGTTGTTATATGTTCTGGTCGTTGGGTTAAAATCAACTTCTGTCTCGGTATATTCAATACCAAGTGTGTCGAGGGCGTTCTTATAATTTGCCGCCTTGTATCGATTTGGGTTTCTATCCGACCGATTACTACTATCCCATTTATAACTTTCACCCATTTCTTTGACGAGATTATACGCATTTGTTAATTTGCGTAACTCAGTCTCTGTTTTGGTGATTTCTTTGTTATACGCTTTCTGGGTATCGTTAATATTGTCGAGAGTGTCTCCCATTGTTTTGGCAATGGTTTCATTAGTTGCCATTCGTTCGGCTTCGACTAAGTCGTTTAAGGACTGTGTTAAAGTATCAGCCGAATACGACAGAGCAAGCATTGCATTGCCTTGCTCATCCATTCCAAGATTAAGTTCCGGGAACAATTCTGCAATTTTGTTATTGAGTTCTAAAAATTCAGCATATTCTTCATCAGTCAAACTGACTTTATTACCAAACTCGTCAACACCCTGAGCCAACTCAACAAACCGAGGAATAATCTCTTCTGTGGAGTTTTTAAGGTTTTGATAGTTGCTTACCGCTGTTGTAACAGTAGAATTTAAACTCTGGTATTCAGTTTCTAAATCTTCCAAACTTCTGCTTGAACCATCGATTGCGCTTGTAAGCATTAAGACACCATCGATAACAACAGAGATTGCTAAAGCAATCCAACCCCAAACCGGGATTGAAGCCATTAGCGATTTGAAACTTCCGGCAAGGGTTTTATTCGCTACCGTTAATGTGCTATCAGCGGCTGCAAGACCGAGGGTTGTTAAAATTTGTTGAGCTTGAACATCGGTTAGTTGCCCATTTACAACTGCCTGTTGGATTTTGGTTACTAACGCTTTTTGTTCAGCAATCGTCAGTTTGGATACGGCTATAGACAACTCTTCAGTAACCTGTTTTTCTTTTACCAACGCGGCAACTAAAGGATTAAGTCGCGTACTTGTTTCTACCGCACTGTGTGCAATTTTCAAGCTCTTATATAACATTACAGAACTAATAATTGCAGGTAATAAAAGATGTAATTCTTCAAGCTTATTTAATACATTTAATAATGCTGTTCCTAAATCAACAACACCCTTAACCAATCTGCTCTCAAATAGATTTGCGGAAAATGTTTCAAAGGTAGCCTTAAATATCGAAAGCCTACCCTCAATAGACTCGAGATATTTTTCGTTCTCAGCCAATGCCGAACCAGCGGAGTCGGCTGAAGTTTTAATCGCCTTTTCTGCGATTGTGAAATTCTCTAAGAGGGCTGCAACGACATTAGAGTTTCTTTTACCGCCGACCATTTCAAGAATGTTAGCTTTAGATATATCGGACAGTTCATCCCATACATCTGATAACTCTTGTAAAATTTGGTATGTTGATTTGAAAGTATCTTCGTCGATTTGGATATCAACCCTATTGCCGGTTAAAGCAAGAATTTCGCCTCTTAATTCAGAGACACTACTTGCCATTCCGTCGGTAGACTCTCCAGCATCTTCCGCTTCTGTCTTGGCGGCACGTAGATACATTGATAATGTTTTCATAGTGGTTCCGACTTTTTCTGGGTCTTGTACCACTGTATTTGCGGCTGTCACAAGTGCTATTGTTTCATCAATATCGTTGCCTGCGGCACGCATCGCGGCTGCCGAGCGTAATAAAGCATCGCCAACGCCCTTAGAGGAAATAGCATAGTTATTACCAACTTCGTTAAATTTGTCTACAATAGACATAACATCATTGGCTTCAACACCATACGCTTGCATTGTCGCAATAATACTTTCAGATGCGGTGCTTATATCCTCAATACCGTCACCAACATTTTTATATACAATTGCAGCATCTGCTAATTTCTCAGCCTCACCAATATTAAATCCAAGACGAGCGAAGTCTGCTGATGCTTTTACGACATCAGAGAGAGCAGCGCCGAGGTTTTTAGCACGAATGGTTGCGTTATCTAAAAATTGATTATATGTAGCGTCGGTTTCGTCCGTAACTTTTTTTAACTCCGTCATCGCGGTGTCTAATTCGACTACATTTGAAATCATTTGTCTTACGGCACGATATGCAGCCATAATAACCTGAGATATACTAAACCACGTATTGAATTTTTCAGCAAGACCGCCGACCCTATCTGTTAAAGATTTAGTGGCATCGCCGTTTAATGTGATTGTATCTTTTATTCCTTTGAAGGCAACATCAGCCTTGTTTGTAGAGCTGGTAAGTAACTCTACATCCTTAACACTCGGATGAAGTTTTTGTGCATACGCATTATAAACACCTCTTAATGCCTCGGCTTCAGCTTTTAAGTTTACATACGCCTCTCGACTCTCAGCATTTTTACTATGTTCTGCCTTCGTCCACTTTTTTATTGCCGCTTCAAGCTGTATAATAGTGTTTAAATATCCCTTTTCCGCGGTCTGTCTTTGTTTCATAGTAGCGATGCTATTCGCGTCCGCTTGTGTTTTTTGTGTGGTAGCAGTAGTATTTGCTCTTTTTGCCTGTGTGTTAGCGTTAGTAGCCGCAGTGTCTTTAGCGATTTCTTGAGCCGTGCCACCACCTGTAACTTTGACGGCGGCTGTGGTGTCTAACTTTTTACAAATATCGTTAATTTGAGTTTGTAAAGTTGTTAAAGTATTTTTATTGATATCAAAATCTACTTGAATTTTAGGCGGATTTTTATTCAAATCAATAACGAGTTGCGCGATACCTTTCTGCATTTCATCAAGGCTCAGTTTTGGGTCAACACCAACGGTTAGCAAAAAATCAGCACTACTTTCAATAACAGCCATATATTCTCACCGTCCTTTTCAAAATAAATAAAATAAAGGATTGGCTCACGCCAATCCTTATTAGTTGATATAATTTAGTTGTAAATATCCTTTACTTTGATATCGATAATCCCAAACTCGTTGGAATAATTAGCCATATAGTTATGAATGGCGCTTTCAATAAAATGCAACCCTTCTCTTTCTTGTAAACTTGGAATATTGAATGATGAAGCATAACCGTGTTGCGACCCCGCCCAGATACCATATACAGTATTAGAAGCAGAATACCCTTTGTTTAATAATGCAGCAATATTATCAATTCCTTCGTCAAAATAATCAGGGGCAAGAGACTCTCGTTGCAAATATTTTTCGTCATATGTTTCAGAACCACCAAACCAAATTTCGATTTGATATTGGTTCTTACCGACCCTAACAGGAGCCCCGTGTTCTAATTTGGTTAACGCACTCACTGCTGTGACCCCAAGACCTCTACCATTGAGACCCCCGCCACCTTCTGCGATAGCGTGGCTCTTGATTTCATTCTGAAGAACCTCAATAAATTTAGCCGCCGCCATATTTATCCCAGAAACCGTTATACGTTTGCCTTTAGATATCCCGCCTCTTAGTATAATATCATCAGTTTTTGCCTCTATTTTTTTTTGAAAACTATCAGACTGTGTATATTTCCGAGCTTTACTCAAAATAGACTGCATATTGATACTTGCCATCATTCATCACCTTATTTAGACTTTAATGCCTCAACGAGTTTTGCCTCGTCGATACCTCCATTACCAAATGCGCTAACGAGATTAGTGAAGTCCTCGGGTTTAACACCAGAGAACATACCCTCGAGTTGCTTCTGTAAGTTATCAAATGCAGAATATAGTTCTGTCATCTGTCTATTTACAGCCTCAATGTTAGCCTGTGCAAGATGGTTAATCTTATCGTTCACCGCACACATAATCTCATTGAACTGCTGTGCATTTACACGATGCAACACTTCCTCGATTGCGTTAGTCTGATAAATTAACTCATACTTGTGCTCAACATTATTCGGTAATGTGAAGTTAGCATACTTTTCCAGAATACAAGTTTTAACCGCGAAGTCTTTAACTTCGGGAATATAAGCTCCGTCCTCGGAAGAGAAACAACTTTTTGTTACGCTGTCAACGAACTCAAGCACTTCCTTAAAAGAAAGTGTCTTCTTGACAGTAACCTCGACACCATACCAGTCAAAAGTTTCGGTAGGTGTATAATTCTCTTTCATAATCTTGTCCAAAGCGTTGATTGAAATTTTCTTGGTCTTAGCCATTACGATTTCCTCCTTTAGTTCCTTTTCGTTTATTTATAATATTAAAGAGCAATTCTGTGCGCGGGTTTTCGTTGTCATACCCACATTGTAAAACCAACTTAGTAATATGCTTACTGTCGTCATCTACGACCATCCCGCTTTCAACCAACCCATCTAATACAAACTTTGGGACACTATTATCGAGGTCGTGTCTTCGATTTGTGGGGTAATAAATGGTCTGACTTATTTCACATTCTTCGATGTGCAGGTTAGCATAACCTTGTTCGTTAACGAACCACTTAATAAAGTCCTTCCATTTTTGTTTTAGACTATTCATAGCGGGTCGCTTCATTATCATCCAAGTATTGATACTCTCGTGATAGGGATGTTTGATTGGTCTCTTTTTTGCTTTAGGGTGTAGGGTAAAATAATATTTGGAATACAGGTCAAGAACATTATTATCAATCGTCATAAGGAGTTTATTTGGAGACATCTTCAAAGTGAAAACCTCCAGCAGTCTTTTGTTTACCACTACACGCCTTGCGTATAGAGGTGTAGTTAATATTTAGCTCCTTTGACGCCTCTTTCACCGACTTGTAAATACGATTAGTCTCTACACATTTTACTGGTCGGTATCGATGCTGATAATACTCGTCTAATTGTTCTTGAGTAAAAACAATTCCTTTATTCCATACATTTTGTCCAAGAATACCGTCCTCGTGCATTTTCTTCATAGCCTCGGAGCGTTCACGGGATGTCTTCTTTGAGTTTTCGCTAATTTTACGACGAGTTTCTTCTGTAACCTCGTGTCCAATAAGAGCGTTTCTTATGTTGTCACGTGTTGATTGTGGTCGTATTCGACCAGTATGAATTGCGCGGATTTTCTCGATTGTTTTTGGTAGTATTCTATCGCTACCATTTCCGCCCAAATCGTTGTTATATCCAAACTCATATTGATAACTGTTATATAGTTTGATTAACTCCATTTCTTTAGCATTAGCTTCTTCGGTTGTTAATCCGGAAAAAAGTATCTCGTGAGAAAATCCCTCATCCCATCCATATTTTTGAATTGCTCTGTAAAAATGTTCGTTATCTTTATACCTCGAACCTTTAGCACCCCAACGGTCGCTTGGTTTCTTCCGTCTTGTGATGCCTATATACACCTTTCCGTTAATCAGATTGGTGTGTTTATACACAAAATATCCCGAGGTTTGTGTATTAGCCATACAATCACCTCATTATTGAAAAATAACCTGCGTCGAAATGACGCAGGTTATTTATTTAAACATTATTTATCGCGGTTCTTCCGATTAGTCGTCGAGGTCGTCTTCGTCAAGTTCGACTTCGATGTAGTCATCTTCAAACTCATCGTAATCAATAACGCCGTAAGCGTCACTTGTAACATCCTCAACTACCTCTGCGTTGTTTACCGCTTCGTTTTTCTCTGTGGGTGTAACCGCACGAGAGGCTTCAATTTTGGCAAGGTAGATGCTACCACATTCAGGGGAGCACGCTACTTCTTGCCAACGGAAGACACCTGCGATACGCTTTAATGTGTGGCAAGCTTCATATTCCTTACCACACACTCTACAAACCTTAATCGCAGTTGCCACTATTCAGACCTCCTGATTAAGAAGCGGGAGTTGTCTCTACATAATCAGCGGCATTAGCGCCGAAGATTGTGTAAGTCCAGAGAGAACCGCCTGCTCCACAGGCACCAGCGAGAGCCTCTGCCTCGAAAGCGTGAACAGTCTGGCTGTCGCCCATCTCAAAGCTAAATTCACCGCTGAAGTCTGCTTTAGGAATAAGGAACTGGATGCGATATACATTAGAACACTTATCCTCAGCAAAGGCATCGATATAAAGTAAGCACTTACCAGAGTAAGAGTCGCTCATATTCTCAAGAACATCAGCAGTAATCTTTCTCTTGTAGTAAACTACAACCTCAGTACCGTCTGTAAGACCAGAGAAAGCAAGAGCCTTTGTTTTGGGGTCGTATGTAAACTTACCAGTAGCGGCTGCGGTGTCCTGAGTTAACTTTTCACCACGAGTACCGTCTGTATTTCTTACGAAGATGTTTTCGATTTCGTTACCGGTTGTACCAACAGCAACGAAAGTAGTGGTAGCAGCGTTGGAAGTAACGGTGAGATAGTCAGTCCAGAGAACCTCGGTTACTTTATTTTCAAATGCGCCACCAGTCTGGAGCTCAAGCAAGCCACCAGAAACAAGACCGTTGTTACCGCTAACAGTAACAGCCTTATTGCGCTTTAACGAGGTGAGCTTACGACCTTGCTTACCAGTAACTTCCTGAGAGTCCTGAGTCTGAGCAATAGTAGCGCTCTGAAGCTCGTCTAAAGTGAATTTGTACGCACCTGTTACACAGTCAAAAGCAGTGATAGTCTCAAGACTGGTAATGGTAATATCGTTAATATTCATTAGCTTTCCTCCTATTGAATTATTAGTGTTTAAGCCAATTTAAGTCTTCTTGGCTCAAATCCTTGGCGTTGATTGTACCTGAATACACGCCAAACATACGATTATCATAGTCAACCTTTTTGATTATCTGTCTAACACTCTCGTTAAATTGATAAATGGAGAGACCTTTCGTCCCCTCAAAATCATATTTGAATTCCTTTGTGTTGACTAAGGCAACTATGAGCGACTCAAGTTGTGAGTCTTCTGCACGATTTCTTTTACGCTTGATTTTAGCCCGAGCCCTTTCAAGCATATAATCTTTAGCTTCTTGATTTGCAGGCTTTTTACGGTTCTTTTCAAGGTGGTGAAGTTTTCGTAATACACTTGCAATTTCCATTTGCACAGCACGGTTGATTTCTACCTCAGTCTCGGTGTTGATTAACACAAGACTATTTTGTTCCTCCGATACCGCTATCTGAAATTTAGATAAATCCAAATCTCCAAATATTAGACTTGTGTCTTGTTTTTTTAGGGCGGGAAAAAGCCTTAAAAATAGTTCATAGTCATTTATGGTAGTGAAGTCAATTCCAACATCATCAAGCTGAACCATTAAATCCACAGGCATAGCGGTTAGGATGGAAACAAGATTGTAATACTCATCCTCGTGGTCAAGCACCTGTCCGACCGTGGGAATAACAATCCTGATTTTTTCTTTGCCTTTCTTGGCTTGCTTTAATTCGTACTGTGTTTCATATAAGAATTTTCGTACAGCCATTATCCTATTTTACGATTGCTCGGCACAGGCTTTTTAGGGTCATAAAGACGGTTAAAGTCTTTTGCGCTAAAGGTCATAACCTTACCTTGAAAGTCTGTCATAGGAGCAAAGCGTTTCACAGAAGTAAGTTCAAGTTCACCAAGACCATAAAAGCGACTGCCGTTAAGTTTCTTGGCTATCTCTGAGCATAACTTATCTGTCCTAACACCACCCTTGGGCAGTTTAAGTAAGCTCTTATGTGTAAACACCCACACAAACATTGTGGGTAAAAAATATGTTTTACCAACTGCGCGTTGGATATCGACATCAACACAGATAAATGTTTTGCCTTGTTCCACAGTATCGGGAACAAACTCAAACGGAAATACCTGTTTATAAACAAGAGACTCTGCGTTTTCTAATGAAACGTCCTCATTAACCAATTTAACGATTGCTTCGTTGGTTAACAAGTCTTCCATACAGGTGTTCTTGTAATCAAAAAACTCTTCAAGTTGCATTACAACCACACCTTCTTTCCTGTTTCAGTAACATTTTCTTCATCGGAGTCAACAATAGGAGTATCGTCCTTATTGAAATGTTTATAGTAATCCGCAATACCTAACTCAAGATTGTCGTCATCGGTAGTCTGTACTTCCTGTAAGACGAAGCCAAACACACCCTTGCCGTTATATACCTGACCAACCTTTAACGGTTTGGTCAAAGCATACGCAAGTTGCTGGCTGGAGTCAGGGTCGTCAATTAAGAAACGGAAATCGCGATTAAGCTTAACCGTCTCTGCATTTCTCGAAATAATCAATGCCATACGCGAGTCGCCTCGTGTAACGATGAATTGACGGTCTTCGAGTTCACCTGTAAGATATTTTGTTCCGTCCTCAACAATACACCATTGCTCACAAATCTCGCCCTTGTCATTTACCCACTTTAACAGGTAATTGCATTGACGCATTTTGGCTCTGGTGTTGATTTCGGTGTTGGCGTCTCGCTCCATAACGAGCCAGCGATGACCCATCCAGTAAACGATGCCGCCGCAGTCAATATCTTCACCGGGCAAGGAGTGAATGAATTTAATGTTTAGGTTGTCGGTGTCGATAATTTCAACCTGCCTCTCAACATCATCTATCGTTACACTATGGTAAGATAAACCGTCGGGAAGCTTGGTGTTGAGCATACGCACTTCTCTCTGGAGAGCAGCGTTGCGTTTCGTACCACCCTTAGCAGTTATTCTGCTTTGGTATAATTCCCAAACATCCATCACGCCACCTCCTAAACTGCATATTTTGCTTTCAATTTATTACAAATTGAGATAGCACGGAATACCTCGCGCTTAACCTTGTGAACCTCGCACTCAGGGTTGTCAATTAGGAATTGTAAAATTGCCAACAGAGTTAAATAGTACGGGTCGTTGTTAAGAGCAACGATAAGTCCTTTACAGCCAAGAAGTTCTATTTGTAGGCTCTTCATATATGTAGTCAAAGATGCTTCTTCTTTCTCTCGTATAGGGAGAATTTTGAAAAACAAATTCACGAGATTTCTGAAATAATTGCAAAGAAGTTCTTTGGTAACAGGAATACCTGTAACGGTATCAAGCATCATAAATGCAAATCCGTCAAATCCCCGTGATTAAACGAATACTCCCTAATCATATTCAAATAATCTTTCTGTGCCTTTGCGTAAGCATTACCAACGCGAAGCAACAGTTCAGCAGGGGAATAAGTAGAAAAGTCTTTTGTGTTCAACACATTCTCCAAGAGTTCCTGTTTATACACATACGGCTTAAGCCACTGAACAACCATTCCCTCGGAGACAATATCGACGATTTCGTCAATTCTGTCTGCGGGAATTTCTAAGTTAAAAACTCTATTTTCATCATCCTTGGTAGTCGCAAAGTTAAGCCCACTTACTTTCTTGAAGTTACTGTTACTAACAGCAGTGTGCATATACTTATCAACTATTTCGGTTCTTGAAGCGTCGTCCAGAGAGAGTAAGTCGAATTCGGTAATCTTGGAGAGAAAAGCAGCAGCGAATACATCGTAAGGAACGCTCATACTTTAGCCTCCTTATCTCTTAGTCATATCGTTCAATCAACTCTACTCCGAGAATTTCCTCAAGAGTGCGAATGACCTTGTTGGAGTCGATTACCTCATCGGCGATTAAAGTCTTTGCTCTAAAAGCAACAGCTTTTTTCTGTCCGTCAGAAAGCCCCTCAATAATCTTCTTGAGCTCATCGGGAGTTTTCTGGAAGATGGTATCGAACTCATCGATACTGATTGCGTTCTTGTAATATTGACCTACACCAAGGTAATCAATAACCCAAGCAAACTCGTCGCTGAACATAAACCAGTTCTTCTCAAAATACTTTTTATAAGTATTCTTTGCGTTACGGAGTTCGCGGAGTTCCATCTCTTGCTCGGAACCAAACTCGTTCCACTTGAATAGTTCGCCGGTCTTCTTACTCTTGTAGGTAAGTTTACCCTGATAACCGTTTAAGACGGTGACATATTGGGTGGGGTCAATTTCTTTTACCACGGGCTTTACAGCCTCGACGGGTTTCTCTATAATTTCGGGCTTTGTGGCAGGTGCGTCTACACGAGCCTTTTGGCTTGTGCTGGTCTTAGCAGTAGTGCCCTTAGCCTTAGAAGTAGTTTTATTAGCCATATCTTATTCCTTTCGTTCGTTAAACCTGCGGAGCCGTTAAGCCCCGCAGGTTATTAGTTAATTAGTGTCGATTACGCAAGCTCGTAACGACCGATACCAGAGTTGCCACCGGCAAGCACGATACCCATACCATACTTTTCACCGTAGAGATATTCCTGAGTGAAATCAGCATTGGTCATCGGGTCGCCCATAAGAACGATGGGGCTGCCTTCGTAAACAACCTTGATAGGCTTGTCGTCGCCAGCAATGATAGTAAGAATATTATCATCCATAACGAACTCAGTAGAGCCTACCTTATGGCGCTGAGGAGTTGCAACAACAGGAGTGCCGTAGAACTTACCAACATAACCGAAGTTATAGAGGTCGTTCTTAGCAGCATCAGAGTCGATAGCATCCTTGAGGGCGCGGAGAGCCTTCTTAGTACCTACGATAGTTGCAGCCTTGCCACCTGCGGCAGCCTCAACGTGAGAAATGAGGTCGAGAAGCTCGTCCTCGTCATAAGCACCTGCTTCGGGGAAGTATGTAACACCACCGAGCTGGTCAGCAGTAGCGCCAGTCCAGAGAGTGTAAACATCATTTAAGAGTTTCTGACGGAAAGACTCAGCCACCTTATTGATGAAGTGGTTGAAGTCAACACGACCAGCGAGAACGCGGTTGAGTTCCTCGTAAATTCTTACAGTCTTAAGAGATGTAGGAATAGCAGTCTCGCTTACTCCGCCGAGTCTCTGACGACGAACGCCCTGAGTACCGTCAGCGGTGTCAGCAACAATGAAGAGTTCGCTGTCTTCAACAGAGAACACATTTTGGTCGCCTTCAGCAACATTGCGGAAGTCGCAAAGAGCGTTGAAATATTCATCGCCCTGAAGACCCTCAACAACAGTAGCACTTAAAGTTACTTCAAGAAAAGAGAATAACTCAGGGCACTTGCCGTCGCGGATATCTTTATAATCTAAGTAAGTCTTGCCGTTGTTAACTTCAACAAGAGCCTTAGTGATTAAACTTTGAGAGTCGGCAATGGAGTAGTCCTTAACGCAACCTTTGTATGCGTCAACAGCAACTCTCGCAATTTTTGTCATATCAGTCATTGTATTTTAGCCTCCTTCTTTTAGATTAAGCCTTAGCAATCTGGATTACATAGTAGGTGTAACGACCAGCAATCTCGATTGCCTTACAAACACCAAGTCCAGTGCCAGCAGCGTCAATTTTACCATTTGCACCGATACCAACCTTGCCTTCCTCGGCAGGAACAGTACCGCCCACAAAACCTTCCTTAGTTACAGCGAAGAAGTTGCGGTTGCGAGGAATGTAAGCACGGATGGGCTTACCAGCCTCGTTGATGTAATCATCAAGATTACGAGCGCGGTCATCGTACATAACCTCAACACCAGCGAGGATTGCACACTCGTCGATGTTATCTTCGGCAGTAGCGAGAGTAGCCTTATAGATTTCACGCTCGCCAGCCTCTAAAGCACCAACCTTAACGATGGCGCCATTTTCAACGGCAATAGCATTGCCGTCAGCATCATAAACACGAACAGAGAGTAAATCAGCGCGCTGGTCAGTGCCGCTGAGGCTGTCTGTTCTAATAACGGTATATTTATTAGCCATTAGTTGTTACCTCCAATTTTTATTAGTTAATTTTTGAAAATCCGAATTTCTCGAACACACCGCCGTAAGCATCAGCATCGGCAGTCATATCAGTCTTCTCGACTTTAATCTTGGGTGCCTTGGGTTCGTGAGCAAACTTAGCTTCAGTACCTTTTCTGCCACGAATTGCAAAGCATTTCTCTTCAAGGGTCTCTAAATCGTACTCAGCACAATTTTCGCGGAGAGCCTCGAACGCCTCGTCACCAATCAAGTCCTCGAAACGAGCAAATAATTCATCACGCTTATTCTTCTGAATAGCGTTCTCTGTATCAGTCTTGAACTGACGAAGTTCACCAAGCTCTGTCTCCATCGACTCAATCGTGTCGGAGGCAGATTGGTATTTAGCTTCCAACTCGGTATTGTCGCGGAGCTTCTGCTCCATCTCAGAGAATACCTGTGCAAACGGAGAGGGCTGTTCGCCTTCATCGAAATCAGCGATTACATACTTCTTGCGTTTCTTGCTTTCGTAATCGATAACGATGGTGTCGCCGTTTGTGGAATATGTAAAGCCGTAAAGCAGCCAGTCTTCTGTATCCCAACAGTAAACTTCAGAAGCGTCGAAGTCGCAGTCAACATACCAATAACGAGTGCACTCGCCCCAGTCACGCTGTGTCTTCACAGACTCAAGGGAACGAACAAGCTCCTCAACGATATTGCTTGTGAGAGCAAACTTATCAACGGGTTCGCCGCCATCAGCTCCAGTGCCGTCACCAGCACCTTCTCCAGTGCCATTGTCAGCACCGCCATTCTGCATAGCCTCGAATTTCGCCTCGAGTTCCTCTAAAGTGAAATCTTCAAGAGAGAAATCAAGACTCTCAACATCGATGCCATACTTGGCAACCAATTCCATTTTCTTATCCAATACCTTTTCTCCTCCTTCCATCGAATAGTTGTTTGGGTGTGTATTGTCATCCTCTAATGAGGGTTTGACCAAATTAAAACTTTCCTTTAGCTCCTGCATCATTTCAGTAAGCTGTTGTTTGAAATCTTGTTTAGAGAACACCTCTAAAGACGAACCTTCAAAACAGGGTTCGACACCAATAAGCGCGAAAGCGGTAAATTCAAAGTCGTAAATATGATAGATACCATCAATCATTTCGCCATCTTTAACGGTGATTTCCATAGAGTGCGCGGTCACGCCGTCCTCTTTAATCTTTTTATAGGCTTCCTGTCGTTTCCAAAGTAAGACTTCGACACAGAGATACTCGTTTACTGAGCCGTCTTCCTCTTCAAATTCACGCCATTCCCAGTGTGCTGACTCAGGAATAACGCCGACAGGAGTTGTTTGGTTGATAAGTCGCAAATTTCCATCGGCATCGCGTACTAACTCCATATCGTGCCCGCCGAGACTATCTGTCTCACGGTCGTAATGACATACGACTGGACAATTAAAAAGCGTTTTTACACAACGCTCGATGTCCGACTTGGCAAGAAATGTGTTGTTGCGGTTTTGTCCGGGGTAGCAAACCTTCAAAAATCCACTATCAAAAGACGAGTTGATTTCGCACAACCTTGTCAGAGATGATGCAAAAGTCAAGTTTAATACCTTGCTCACTGTAACCATCTCCTTATATAGAAAATCCCACACGAGTTACCGTGTGGGTTAGAATGTGATTGTATCCGTGAGTAAATGGATAACTTCACTGAATGTAAAATTTACAATTTCTTGGTTATGAAAAGCAAAGATATTATTTTGCTCATCGAATTTTACAGGGATAAGACCCTGCGCCAAGAGTAAGTCTCTCGATTTTTCATCGAAAACATAAATAAACTTCTTATCCATTTTCACTTACCCCCAATCGTCACCCTGTTCGCGTGTTTGCTCGCCAGAGTCCGTTAAGTCTCCCGCTTCTTTTGTGGGCGCGCCACCCTCATCGGTAGCACCTTTGCTATCATCAGAGGCTTTGCCAGAACTCATTTGAGTGGAACTTTGTAAGGGTTTAAACATCTTATGTAATTCAAGCACTTCGCCCTCGAGGAAGCTCATACAATCCATCTCGGATTGTCCAAGTCCTTGAGACGCACAATAGTAAGAAACCATCGGGATGCCGTACTGACAAGCCTTAAGGTATGCCTCTCCGACTTCTTTACGGTTGTAGGGACTACAATCAAGGAATGTAACCTTGAAGTTCTTACCATAACCCTGTGCTTGAATAAAACGATTTATCATATCCTCAACGCTTTTAACAACTCCGTATGTAATTGCTTGGTCAGCCTTTACGGAGAGAATTAAAGCGTTCGCCGATGCCTTTTCATTATTGAAAAGTAAAGAAGAAACACCAGCAGCAGTGAATAAGTTTTGCTCTGCTTCTGCAACCGTGTCCGTATTTCCAGTATTGGAATGTTCAAAACTGATTTTATTTAACGGCATAGGTGTTAATACTGAACCAACCTCTTCTGGTAAAACAGAGTCAAGGTTACGCCAGAAATCCTTTGCTTTCTCGAGGTCAATTTTCCAAGTACCATCGTCTTCCATAGGAAGTGTCATAGATACCATCGCATAATTCTCTAAAGCAGTTTTAGTTTCCTTTAACTGCTTATAATCCTCGATGTCGTAAATCTCTCGTAAGAGACCGGCGAACGGAGGCACAGCATAATCCATAATATCGTTGTTGCATTTAATGGCAAACGAGGTGGGAGCATCTAACTCAATCCACTTATTCGTTCTGTTACTCTGATATGTTCTATACTTTTTAGAAAACTCGGCAGGATAAAACTCTAATAATGTACTATGAGAGTCGAAATAAGAGAAATCGAATGTAACATTTGCTACATTACCCTCAATAGTAGAAATTGAGCAATAATCACTCGGCAACTGCTGTATCGTAATACTGTCGTTAGTTACCCATAAAGTGCCATAGAAAACATCTTCGCGTAAGCACACGGTAACAATTTTCGGTATCTGAGTTTTAACAGACATAGCCGATAATGTATTAAGCACTTTACGATAGTTTCTACTAACAGATTTGATATTTGCAGTTTTGGGGTCGAGCTTGTAAGGAGAGACTACATAAGATAGGTCTGTAAGACCGGCAAAATATTGGATAAGTCTTCGGAAGTGAGGACTTGCGCCGTAGATATAAGTTACAGCCTTTCGTAGCTGCTTCTCGTATGTATACGGGTTAGCAAGATACGAAGTGATGTCGTCTTTCGTATATAAAGAGAAAGTTGGGGTGCTTGTGTTATTATTAAGGTCTCTTGTAATCAGCTTATTTAAAGCAGCAAATTTACTCGAAATCCCAATATAACCCTCTAACCCCGTGCTCTTCTTGATTTCATCAGCACCAAGGTGTTGTAGTTTTTCTGCCATTTATCTTATTCACCGCCTTTCCTTTATAATTGGGTGGCTTAATCACAAATGTTTCTGAAGCACTTGCGTTCATACTCATACGCTTGCTTAATTTATTTTCAAGTTGTGTAGCCACATAATAGTTGTATGATAGACTGGAATAACGGTCTTTTCTCATTCCAGATTTCTCAAATATTTTTATCTTTCCGCCAGACTCTTCGTGTTGGAGTTTTGTAAGTTCATCAATCAATAAGGTTGTATGGATATACGGAAGTTTAAAATAGAGCTTCTCCTCGGGGTTTAACGAATTATACCCTTTGATACCCTTAAGCAATTCTTCTGCGTCATACTCAGTTGCGAGCAATCTCATTCTTCCGCTACGGAAAGCTTCGCGCAATAAGAAAGCACAGTCTGAGTTAAACTGTGCGCTTGCTTTGATAGCCCATATTACTTTTTCTGCACCCATAACCGTACATCTTGATGCCATTTCTGGATTATTGCAACAAGAGATAGCGGGATAGATTTCGCCAGTTTCGGGGTCAACAATATCTCTCGATAGGCAGTCGTAAACGCCGAGACCAAGACCCGTAGTATCCAGCACAAGATAGTCACAAGCAAACTCATCAAATAATTTTCTGATAACGAGAGCTTGGTCATCTGTGCGTAAACCTTCGTGTGTATCCGCATAGACAATATTGCTCACATAACGACCAACCTTTGACGGCATAAGTTGGTTAATAAACACAGCCGTGGCGTCGTTGTTATTTTTCTTACTTGACATAAGCGCAATATCGGCGGATAAAATACGAACCTCTCCGTTTTGTTTGGGAGGTATTTTTAATTGGTTTGTGCTAAGTTTGCTGGATAATTTATCTGGCAACATAGGGTACTTAATTCTTCGGTTTTTAGATATGGAACTAAAATCAAAGAACGCATCCTCTTCGGAGCCATACCACATCGCATCCATTTCCATAGACCACTTGATTTCGCTGAAATCACTTTCAGCCATTTCATCGGCGACAGCCTCTGGGTCAAGTAACCCTTCTTCGACCGACAACTGATACGGGAAACCACAAATAAATTGCTTCTTTCCATCCTTAATCATAGCGTCATAGGTATCTACGCACTTTAAATAAGACCAGTGGTCTTTAAAGAACGCACTCGTAAGATACAATGTTAAGTTCTTTTCCTTGGCATACTCACGCTTTCTTTCGGCATCTGTAAGCTCGGAATAACGAGGCATACGGCGTAAGGTCAAGAACTTTCTAAGTACGGTATCAATAGTGTCTTTAGAAATAAGACGATACTCGTCGAGCAGTAACACATTACAGCGATTACCACGCGCACTATCGGAGGCGGTAACAACCTTGATAACACTTGTATTAAAGAATACAATTTGTGCATTAGTACCGTTAACCTTCGATTTCTTCTCGTCAATTTCCGCACGCAATTCTGGAGATATTGGCATAAGCTCAAACATTATCTTTTCAAGAACATTGATTGCCTGTCCTCGTGTACCAGACGCGATACAAACTTTTGTACCGGGATACAGAATACATCTTATAACGCAATAGATTGCACTCAGGAAGGTTTTACCCAAACCACGACACGCAATCAAAACGAAGATGTTACTCCAGAACATCATCACTAAGAGGAATTTTTGGAACCGCCTAAGCTTAAGATGTAAGTAATCCTTAGCAAACTCATCGGGGTTTTCACGATAAAATGAACCCCAATAAGCAGCGCCCGCCATTACTTTTTCAGTTCTGGTCACTCTTTATCGTCTTCCGTTCCTTCTGAATAAGCGTCGATAAGCAAAGACTCATCGTCTTCATCGTCGTATTCAGGTCGTTCAACGCGAAGTCTACCGATTTCCTCTTCATATAAACGGGTGTATCCGTTTTTGATGCCAAGCATCTTGCAGAGATGTCCCATCCAAGTAAACATATATTTCTTGGTTCCGTTGACATCTTTGAGGTCTTCATCGACTTCTGGGAGAGGTCTTAGATTTTCATAGCGGTATAACCATACACCCATAGGTGTATTGGCGAGAGACGCATCTAAATCGTCTTTCTTTTGTGCCGGTTTAAGATTAGCACCGCCGAGCACGTTGTTAAGAGCATTAACTAATTTGTCAATAGCTTTACCCTCTGCACGAGCACGGTTAATGTCAATCTCAAGATTACACGCTTGTCTTATAAGCGTCTCAGTTCCGATATCAAGGTTCGTACCCTCGGGAAGCCTTGACATCCAGTATGCTCTTCTTTCTTCGAGTTCTTGGTACATTTCGGGTGTGTATCCCGAACCCCAGAAAGCTCTTATCTCGTCCGTTACCTCAAAATCACCTATGGGTTCGATTGTGGCTACGGGCTCTACTATGGTTTCGGAAGGCTCTTGGTCTGGAGCATCAAAAGACCATAATGTGCCTTCTTCAGATAATGTATTGTCATAGCTTTTACCTAAGTAAGATGTAGTGTTGATTTTAGATATGTAATTAGTCATCATTGTTCTTGTTGTCGCTTTACGCTCGACAACCTCATATACAGACTCACTCCAGTATAGGTCGAGTTTTCTACATACCTGTCTAACCGCCATTTTTGCATCATTACATTGTGCAAGATAGGTGTTATATATATCATCAATACAATCCTTACAATAAGGTGTGTGTCCTACACCCTTGTTTAGTGCGGAATAATTCACCGGAAAAAAGCCTTTGTATCGACTATATTCCTTACCGCACTTAAAGCATTGGGCTTTAGCAGAACTAACATCAAGTGCCATTGTTACTCACCGTCCTTATCGGATAGGGAGTCGGTTAATGACAACTCATATAATTTAGCGGCGAGTTTTAAACTATTACCAGACACAAATTTAGGCACATATCTTGCTTCAATATCCACCCACTCATCCGTACCAACCTTTTTGGTTTTACGGGCGGCGCGGTGATGTAAGCCGAGTGTACCGAACCCGTGCAGCGTAACCTCTTCGCCGTGTTTAATAGCATCTTCAACTACCAACAAACAAGCATCTAAAATTAAGGCGACATCGCCCGAATTGAAAGACACTTCCTTATCTGTTTTACGAACTATAAAATCCTTCTGATTACCCTCGTCATCAGAGATATGGAAGACTTGTTTTGGGGTTGAAATCTTTTTAGCAACGCCGTTGTTTTGCAATACAGATACGACGCGACTAATTAAATCCTTTTTAGTCATAAGCACTCCTTTTCTCCGTTATTGTGCTCTCTGAGACATATATTCATTAAATTTAGCTCTTGTGATATTCTTCACTCCATATATGTTGTGAAAACTACCTTTGGCTCTAATATCGTGACAGTTATAGCACAGTGTGATACCGTTATTAACATCGTATCGGAGACTTTCATTTTTAGCAAAACCGTCAAGATGATGTGCTTGAAGAGCCACAGGATGCCCTTTGCGGCTTTTATCTCCGCAACATTGACACTTATATCCATCTCGTTCAAAAACAGCTTTACGCCATTTAAGATACTCGGAACTCTGTCTTGCTCTTGTACGTTCGGGGGTGATAAAGCCACTCCAATCGTTGATGTCTACGCCTTGATATGTAGCTGAGGATTTGACGCTTCTTTCTTGAATAGCTTGTTCATCATACAAATGTGCTGATGTCTTTTTGTAGTATTCATCGTCTTGCCATAGTTTCAACCTGATATCAGACATAGTTTTTTGATTGTCTGGATTACTCCACCATAACTTTCTCAGTTTTGCCGGTGGTATAATTTCTATACCATATTGCCCCATTAACTTTGTAATAGTATCAACACCTACACCCGGATACATTGTGGCGATTTTGCCAATCCCACAAGCCTCTTGATGATGTAGTTTGATTAACTCCTCTTTAGTTGGGAGTTTAGGTATTTTTGGGGTCTTACGTATATCATATCTCTTGAGATACGTTTCAATGGTGTTATGCGAAACACCACACTCTTCGTGAATAGATTTGATGGTTCTACCAAGCGTAATATATTGCTCAAACAACCAATCTCTATCTCTAAATTTTGTTGTATTCATATTACTCCTTCCTTGTTGGAAGGAGTGGAGAACAGCCACTCCTCAAGGTGCAAACAGAAATACAGTCTGAAGCACATACTGTTTATAATGAATTTAAACCATTTGTTGCCGATACGTTAATTTCGCCGTCTTTGAAATACATACCTATTTGCTCGTCGGCTTCTATATCGGTATAAATTTTACACATATCAGCAGACTCCCATCCGACAATTTGTGTAATTACATTATCTGGAATACCAGCCTTCGCCAAGCTTGTCGTGTGGTAGTGCCGAAGACTATGCAAATACATATCTCGACCGCTTAATCTCGTGTAAGTATTAGCAAAACTATTTGCTGTAGAAATCGGCATTGGCTCACTCGGATTATTCTTGTTAGGGAATAACCATTCACTTTCGATACCAAGACGTTTTCTTTCTTCTAACCACATATCAAGATATGGTTTAAATTTATTCGCAAGTGTGTAACAGTTAATATACTTGCCAAGACCACGACCCTTTGTTTTCAACGGGGCGCTCTTGTATAATGCACCATCGCACACCAATTTATCGTCATCAAAATCAGATACCTTAAAAATACAAAGTTCCGCCTTACGACGACCGCTATACATACCTAAAGCAAGGTAGCACGCTTGTTCGTATTTTTTCTTTTCAACCAATATATTTAGTAAGTTCTCGAGTTCCTCATCTTCCCAAACGGTCTTTTCGCGCACGGGTCGATTTACGGGGTTCTCAACCTTGTTAACGATATTTCTGAAATTTGGATACTCGTCGTCTAAAACATTGCTGATATAATTACTTAAAGATGACAACGAAGCTTTTAACCTACGAATTCTTGCAGGGCTGTTTTCGTTGTTATTCAGCAACCAATTTTGATACGCAACGATATTACGCTTTGTCCAATTTACGAAGTACGCATTATGGTTGTGTTCTAAACACCAAGCAAATGCAATTTGAATATCGTTGTAATATCCTCGAATTGTTGTTTCACTACGCTGAATTGAACGCAAATAGTCTACAAAATCAGCGAGTAATTGTTTATTCTCGGCTGAAACTTGCGCCCATATTTCTGGCGAAGTAATCGAATTCATTTTAGTAGCACGCGCCATAACGCAAGTCACCTCCTTATATAATAAAAGGAGTCAGACGCATCCGACTCCTTTAGGTGTAGTCCGCAGACATTCACCGCAATTCCGTTATTCTATTTTTAGAGAAATATCATAATGACAGATAATTCCCTTGTCGGTACAAACACACACCATCTGTTCCGGCTGTCCAAAAATACGCTTTTGAACACAGTATGGGTCAACGCCTAAGAACGAACCAGCCATAATAGTTTTGATACCTTGAACAGTATCAACTTTATTATGGTGCATATGACCCGACAACACGCCGTATAACTGTACGCCGGTCATAGTTTGTAGTGCTTGTACTTTTGCAGGAGAACCATCGAAGTCTCCGTGCACACCGCAGTATTTTTGCCCGCGAATATCTATAAGATACATTGTTGGGTCAATGCGGCTATCAGTGTCAATAAAGATATTGTCAAAATTCTGAAGTCTTGCAGATAAATACCAATCAATCAGGTCATCAAGCCTTTCTTCAATTAACGCATTATCCTTATTCTTTTCAATACGACTGTGATTACCAGAAACACTCACAAATCTTACGGTTTTGAAGTGTTTGCTTAATTCTGCGAGGAATTCAGAAATCAACTCCGAAACACCCATAAGTTGAGAAATAGTATTTTCCTTGTTTGTAACTTGGATACTATTATGGATATAGCCAGATATAGCATCACCATTTTCCCAAACAATACAGTTTTCGCTTCTATGTATTTCCGCAATATGTATGATGTTATCGAGATATAGATTAAGCATTTCTCGACAAATATCCGAATTGTATGTTCCCCAATAATTAGAGTGGGTGGCACCGTAGTGCATATCGTTTAAACTAACAAGCAAGTCATTGTTTGAGGACTCTATATTATTAGGAGTATAGTTTAAAGACGGAAGATTGCCTTTTTGGATTTCGTCTATTAAAATCTCATTTAGCTCCTCCTGTCGCGAACGCTCTCTAACAATTTTATTAAAAGCATTGCGTTGGTCGTAAAACTTTTGACGCTCCTTGCGAAGCTCTATCATTTTGATGTCAAGCTCGCTTAAAATTTCATCACTTTTAATCGTGCTTACTCTCTCAGCGTCTAATAGTTCCAATGTTCTACGACTACCGTACAACATTCGACGAGCAACATCGCTTGAATATGATTGTCCATAGACTAATTCTGAAAGTTCGGTATAGTCCATATCTGCGAGCGTTTTATCTACGAGCTTACCATAGACCAGTCTTTTATGATAGTCTAAGGCAGTTTCGTTAGGATTTCGCTCTATTTGTATGTTCTCCAGCCCCTTTCTTTACCGCCTTATTGCCCTGATTACGAACTTCATCAAGGTATCTCATTACACCCTTGGACTCCTCGCAATAGTAACGATGGCGCTTAGATTTCTGCTTCATTGTTCTAACGATATGAGCCTTCGGGAAACGCTTTACAATAGCTTCTTTTTCTTGTTTAGAAATAGCAATCATTTATTTAATTCAATCCTTTTCTTCAAATTATTTTTACGGGTATTCGCAAGTAAATCGCAAACTTAAAGTACCGTTATAGTTACCAGACACAATCGTATCTCCGTTTAATGACACTGGGCATCCAAGTTCAAACTGGCAATATTCAGACGGATATTCAGACCCTTTAGTGCTGTGGAATTTATGTAATAATTTGGTGTCTGAGTCCATAGCTCCATTAGCGGTTGATATTACTACAGAAATTGCGTTACCGCTGCTATGGTAATCATCCGCATATAATGTAATACGACTTTCATCATCCGCATTTGTGACATAACAACTCAACGCATAGTTGGAGTCAAAATTTGACATATCTGCTTCAATTTGATTTGGCTGATTAGTCATAACAAACACGGGGACGCGGACGCTATATGTGCTATAAGCATAATGTCCCACACCTACATCAACAAGATAATCTTCACCACCAGCGACATTGAGCGTACCGCTATCAACCTGAGCACTTGCGGTAATGGTCATAGGTACAATAAGTAATACCATACATAACAAAATTGCTAAAAACTTTTTCATATATTACACTCCTTTTATTCTACTAACGACCTAATCTCTATCGGGAATTCATATCTCGTTAGAGGGGTGTGTTGGTCGTCTAATGTGCAACAGGTATATACCATTAAGGCGTTCTTGTATACTCCAGATTTCAAGGTTGTATTAAACCTGACATTCGTCACTATATCTGACGGATAAATGTAATCTGACGTATAAAGTTTTGTGCCGTCGCCGAGATATATCTCAACAATAAATACATACTTGTTATCTGACGGGTTGGAGATATTCAGTTTCTGTGATAGCGTGTTACTTTTAACTACGATACCTGTAACGGCGGGAATTTCCACGCTATTAGCTTGTGAATTAGGTGAATATCCGTTGTCGTTATTAAACTGTATATCTGGTAAATTAGGCTTGCTGTAATTACCGCCCGAATTACTGCATCCTTTTAATGCAAAAATCGCTATGATAGCCATTATTAGCAGTGCAAAAACTACGATAGCTACCTTGATTTTCGAGTCGCGGAAAAACATTTTTGATATATTTCCTTTCATTATAGTATTTCCTTAAATGGGCTAAAAACCGTTGCAACGCAACGATTATTAGCCAATCTCATTCTCAACAAATTCAGTTAGAATTTTGATGTAATTGTTCTTTGTGTCTAAATCTCATAACAGAATTTACCCTTTGTTGGATATCTATTTCTATAGCACAATTCTGACAATACTTTTGCTTCCAAGCCGAATTCTTGTTTTGAGGATTATTTATCTTGGTTGTGAGACCGCAATTTACACATTCAAAATACGGTTCACCGTGGTATTTAAGATATTGATACCCAAGATTGCGGAAGTCCGAAACAGTCATTACGATATCGCCATCCTCAATAAAACACACCCTAACATTCGTATTATCCACACGACGCGAAAACTGGATTAAACCCAACTCATTTAGTGTATAATACATTAAACTTTGTCTTTTGATTGAGGTTTTAATATTTGCCATACTCATAATATCGCTATCCTTATTATTAACCCAACTATCACAATTAGGATTAACGATATTCCAATACTTAGCGAGACAAAGGAGCGTAAAAGCAAGACGGCGAACTTGTTTACCCTCTAACGCATCAATTTTTGCCATTTCTGGCGCAGTTATATGTATATTATCAATTTGAATTGCATCGTATTTCAAAGCACGATTAAGCGCGAGCTCAAGAGTATCTGACCATTTAGGGATAGAAGCCGTAGGTTCACATTGTAATAAAAACTGCTCTATCGCTTTGCGAGTATCCTTCTTACCATAATCGTGGTCTAAATAATATCTCGCAACTCGGCTTAGTGTCTCGAAAGGTTTTTGTCCAAGAGTGCGGGTTTCCAATTTTTCTTTAGCCCACTCGTGTTCGTTTAAAACAATAGTCATTCATCCACCTCGAATTCAGTAGTTTCGACAATAAATTTATTACCGCAAAACTCTATATCGCCGTCGCAGTCGAGTGTGGGATATGAAATTTTGTTGTCGTTCTTAATAAGCAAATTATGTATAATTTCCGAGCCACACATATTCCAAGCAAATCTTTTTGTGGAACTTCTTGTGTAGCAAATATCAAGAATAATGTTACAAAGCATACTTGCGTTAGGACAGATTTTGTAACACTCCTTGCGAAACTCGTCATTCATTACAGATAATGTCGCAAACGAGTCGCAATCATCAATTCGTTCGTAATCCGCGAAAATTGCGTAATTCACTAAGCGCTTGTTATAATCATCATACAGACGCTTAATCGAATTAAACTGCTTGGTTGTGTATTCGTCTTCACTCCTCATAATAGAGTAATCGAATTTAATAGCAGAGTTATGCTTACCAATATGTCCGTCGAACTCGTCCTCAAATCGCCAACATATCTTGTTCATAACGCAAGCATTGATACCTACCGGCATACGAAAATCATAATACCTTAAGAACTCTTTTTGTCGGTCGGTTTGTTCTTTTTCTGGAATTGCCTTCAACTCAGCAACGGTCATTTGAAACTCTCGTAAAGCGTTCTTATCTGTGTTTTTAATGTAAGTGTTATACTGCTTGCTTAACATAGGATAGATATAGCGCATAAAGTAAGGTTTTTTATCGGCAACAATATTGCGTTGGAATTTGGCATCACCCTCGCTCTTGTTGGCGGCGTGTCGGTCATACCATAACCTCGGCATAGGCTTGCACACAATTCCCTTAGCTTTGTCAATCGCATTTTGTTGATATAACTGACCGCATCGAATACGATACGACAGAGTATCATATTCCTCTGACCCTTTTTCAAAACGAGCACGAACCTCAAACATAGAGGTAATCCAGTTTGTAGTCTGACCAATGTCATTGCCAAAACTCTCGATATTGGAACGAATGAAATCGTCCTCAGTCGGTACTCTCTTTGTGGCTCGTCTCTGGGCGCACATCAGCGCAGGTAAAGGCTGGAGTTTATTTACCAATACCTTATTATCGGTGAGCATCACGAGGTCTCCGTCGAAGTCGCAACCGTTTAAAGCACTCGCGGCGGTATCCCAAGAATTGAAAATCGTACAAGTAGTCATATACTGATACCAGTAACGAACTTGCTCATTATCAGCAGGTCTCACCAAACGGATATTGTTGTGACAGGTCATAGGTGCTCTGAAACACGCAAGTCTGTCTGCTCCGTGGTCAGCCCAATACTGATTATAAATCTCACCGTCTTTTAATAATCCGGTAAGTTCGAGACCAAAGATACTCTGACATAAGGTATAGGGGTCGCCAGATACGATTGAGTAGTTTCCGTGAACTTTAAGTACGCCCACCTTAGCCTCGTTAATACGATTACGGATTAACTGATAAATTGTGCTTTGGACAAACGGGTCGTCAACCATTCGCGGGTCAATCATAATAGCCTTAATAAAGTCATCATCGATGCGACCAATATTATCCGCGTTAAGACCGGCACCCTTTAAGAAAAGAACAGTCTTTCTCCAGTCACCGCCAAGCACATCTTTTATCTCGTTCATTGTCGGTGAAATCAACTCTTCGATGTCGTTATCATCGAGGTCATAACTTTGGATGAACTGATAGTTAAGATTACGCTCTGTCTCAAGTTCTTTCGGACAAGTCTTCGCTATACCGAATGTGTATCCATTCTCTATGGATTTATTTATGTAATCTTCGCAACTCTCATAGGAGTCCCAAAGTTTTACCATTGATGTAGTGAGTACGAGTTCGACATTACGAATATCAACTTCGTTACCCCAAGCATCTTTAACTATGTATTGCTTTGCTACCTTATCAGCAAAATCCACGAAGTCAAATGTGAACACCATACCTTTCTCAAATGAGAAACGAGTGTTAACACCGCTGACTCTGTAATCAAGCCCAAGCTCTTCACTCCACTTGTCTGCAAGGCTCGGGAGCATAATACCGTATCCGTCCGATGCGTCCATTTGAATTTTCTCATTCTTACGCATCTCCATAACGGGTTCTCCGTCGCCCTCGTCTGTGAGATAAATGATGTCAGATAAGAATTCCGTCTCGCAGTCATCAACCACTAAAATACCGTTAGGTAAAGATACGGGCGTGGACGCGCTACAGGTAAGAGCTTTATAAGCTTCTAACTTTGCAGGCACAAGTTCCGCATCAGGATTTCTACCGTTGTCAATTCTGCGTCGTAACTCATCGGCGTGTTTTTCACTCACGAAAACAATGGTACTGTTTTTGATACCGCCATTAGTTCCGAGCAGTCGTTTGTATTTAATACCGTTAATACTGAAACCTCGGCACGCACGGTAGTAGTCTTTTTCTTTATCGATAATCAAGCACATATAGTCTGGTTTGTACTGAAGTTTATCGAGTTTAGTATATAACTGCTTAATAACTCTACGATTTTGGACATTGTTTGGCTCTTTTCTAATACGCTTGATTTCCTGCTTAATCTCTCGCGCCTGTCTATCCGCATCGGTAATACCATTCAGTTCATCAATCCATCTAAGCACTTGGCTATCCGCCAACGAAATTACTTCATCGTTTCGTCTGGCTTCTTCGATTGGTAAAGTTAGCTTCCATCTTTCCTTACGCAACCGACTACTGTGTATCTTATAGATATACTTTTGACACACCAACTGTTTCGATATAACAGTCACCCCATTTCATAAAGATTATATAATTTGCTTGACCTTGTATAATTAACAATCGCGGTCTTCTATGTATTCAAAAAAATCTCTACGGAACTCTTCGCGTCTTTGTTCGATTAACTCATCGATAGAAGCGTCTTCCGCATCATCGCCGATAGGGGCGTAATTATCGCAAACTTCGTCCTCTGAACAGAAGTCATTATAGTAGCAGTATTTGCAGCTCTTATCACTCAACAGTATTTCCTCCTTTACTCGTTGTTTCAATCCAATTTGTGAGTATCGTTCTCATACGTTTACTCGGTATGTATAAGTTTACTTTCTCTCCGTCACGAATTGCACTTCTCCAAATCCACTGCACCATAATAGAGAGAGCGTATATATCTTCGTCAACTTCGATGCCGTGTTTTTGGTAAAACTTTTTCTCATTGACGTTCATAAAGATATTAACTAAATACACGAGACAATCTCGTGTCTTATATTTGTTTGTAGCCTTAGAGTTAAAGGTTAAAAATCCTTTAGTATATCCTTTGCCCTTAACCTTACTAAAAGCGCCATTATATGTAGCCCACAATCTTCGGTCGGCGGGTATATCTTTGTAAATGTTGTTATAGTAATTATAAACATTCTTTTTTAATTGGTCGGAGTTACCTTTATCTTTATCGTACCAATTCTTAGATAAAGCATAATATCCGTCGCCAATACCATTGATTTTTGGATTATCAAGAATGTTTAACATATCACCCAAATGTGAGACATATTCAGGTGTGTACCCCGGCGGTTCACAAAAACGGAAGCCAGTACCACCGTCTGTTTTTTCGATACCGATGTACTCATACGGTATCTCATACATCTCCATAAAGTGATGCAGACTTTGCCCCTCGAACAAATACGTAAGAACAAACACATCCTTGAATGAGGTTAATAGGTCGGGTGGTAATGCCCAATAAAATAAGTTCTCATTGCCGTCGTCAATACGCATTAACTCTCTTGACCTCATAAAGTAAAACAGTTCGGTAAATGCCTTGCCTGTATAATCTTTGTCGGTCATTGAATAGATACCATCTTTCTCTGTAATGTACCCACCATCCAATGCTACCTGTAAATCACCGGGTGAGAAATCACACACCTCGAGAACGTCAACATTTTCATCAATAATCAATGTATATTCCTGTTTACGAATGTTCTCCAGAACCGCAGGTGTGTAGTTCTTAAACGCTTGGTGAGTTGTGGTGATATTACGACCTTCCTCAATAAGTGCGGCAGTATGAACGTACTTTTTGTGTTGGTACTTCTCAAACTTATTGCTTGGCTCTACAAACCTTAACTGAGGGCACCCCTGTTTAATACGAGCCGCTTCGTCCAGATACGGAGTTATGTATATGAATTTATCATCGCTATGTTCGTTCATATATGCTATCGCGGACTGGCTCTTTCCTGTGCCCATAATCGCATCACAAACCCTAATCAAATTAACCACCTCCAGATGAAAGAAAATTTAAGTATATTTATCATCTCCTTTATAGATGAAGTTTACGACTTTTAAAGTGTCTGATTTTTGATTTTACGACCACAAAGGTAGTAAAATTTTTCAGAAACCCTTTATTTATGCGGGTTTCCAGCCTCGTCCTTAAAAGGAAATAAGGAACGATAAAAATAACCTGTTTTAAACAATAATGGGTATATGGAAAGCCTCGTGAATTAACAGGCTAAATCTTCGTATTCTTCGATGGAGCTATCAACCAGATATGAGTGTCTTGTACTTCCAAGGTTGAGATTACGATATGCTTCTTCGATTTCTTCGTTGGTGATACCGATATAGTCCAAGGTCTGAACGGGACTGGAGTGGTTTAGCATCTTTTGTAAAAGAAGAAGCTTTCGGCTATCATTATGACTCATAAGCATTTGGTGATAACAGAATGTCTTTCGTAATGTGTGAGACGAAACACGAATGTTTAAGTTCATCTCGTTGGCAATATTCTTTAAAATACAGTTAATGGACTGAACTCTTAAAGGCTCATTAACATTACTACCATTTCGAGAAATACTACGGAACATAAAATCACTCAATCGTACATTTGGCGTATTCTCCAGATAGAGAGTTACTGCTTCAATAACAGCGTTGTTAATAGTAATGTGTCTATTCTTTCTTCTTTTACGAGTATTACGAGTCTTCTTTTCAAATACTGGGAAACTATCTCTAAAAGTGAGATTTTCATTTATAAGGTTGGAGAACCGTAACATTCGTAAATCACTCACTCTGAGTCCAAAGTTAATACCAACAATGAAAAGCATATTGTCTCTATATCTCTTTTGAGAAATCAAATGCTTTGAAATTGCAATAATGTCATCCATATTCTTGATAGGTTCAGCATCGTGTTCTACTGCTAATTCTTCATTATGATTTTCAACAGCCGGTGCTATAAGACCTGCCTGAAGTTTTCGTTCATTTCTCCTTAAAGCAGACACATCGATAATGTTGCTTCTGGAATAATCAAGTTTTAAAATTGGCATAGTATCTTCCTTTACAGATAATATAGTTATTTTGATATGAGGTAAATAAAAGGAAATTCAGATAATATAATTTCCTTTACTGTATGATTATTATATCATAAATACGGGTAATCTGTCAACAATATAAGGGTAAAACTTGAATTATTTTTCAAAAATTTTGAACCTTATCAAAACTCGGTAACTATGGTGGTTTTGGATAGATACATAGTATGAAAACGACACATTTGATGTATTGAAAACATCGGTGGTTATCGAGGAATTAAGCGGACAAAATGGGTGAAATTGAGGTTTTATAGGATTTTAAAAGACGAGCTGGGAGAAAAACCGACTTCCACTGTTTCATAAACTGCAACCGCTAAAAATACCATAACTACCGCCATAACATTCAAAAGGTATAAAAATGAATGTTTGCAAGTGCATATAAAATCAATCTTTTGTGTAGTGTTGTAACCTTTTTACGAAAAGTAAAATAATTTGCTTGACAAATCAAAAATAATATGGTATATTGAAATAGCCGTAAAACATAAACGGCTATTTGTTGCAAGTGTATCAACACTATAACTTGAAATAAATGTAAGGGAGTAAAACACAAACAAAAGCAACAAAACAAATTATTTTTTAAGGGAGTAAAACACAATGAAAACAAATTCAAGCATTAAAACAAATTACGAAAAAAGAATTGAAAAAGCAAAAGAACAAAACGAAAAAAGAATTGAAAAAACAAAAGAACAAATTGAAAAAGTAATTGTTATTGATACAATTACAAATCAAGTTGCAAAACAGTTGATACAAACAATAAAAGATACTAAAAGCAAAGACAACGAAAAAGTTGCTAATAAATTATACGAGTTAGCAACAATACAAATTTGTTCTAAAATCAAGCATATAAACAACGACAAAAACACATACAACAAAAATAATGATGAATTGAAAAAAGATATTGTTATGTTGATGTTAGATGAAGAATACACGCCAACAAAAGAAGATAAAACAAAATATCAAAAAGAAATAACATTTGCAAATGGTATAAAAACAAATAGACTAATTAAAAGAATAGAACAACAATATGAAACAAAATATAATAAAGAAGGTGAAAAAATAACTGTTTGTAAAGATTTAGACATTGTAAAGGGTTGTTATGATGAATTAACTAATTTAGCAAAATATGAAAAGGGATTTGATTTACTACACGAAACAATTTGTAAAACATTATATTTAATTGATATTGAATTGCAAAAAATAAATTATAACTATAATGAATTAGATATAAATATCTTATTGCAACCATATCAACAAGTTATATTACATTCAACAACATACAAAAACACAAACGAACAAAAGCCAAAGGAATTTTGGAAATATAAAACAACAAATCATTTAAAAGAAATAAGTTTATTTATATCGCAATACATAACAAATCAAAAAGCCGTTAGAACAAACGAAAAAAGTTATCATTCGTTAGAATGTGAATTAAACGGCATTAGTTATGAAAAGTATGTTGCAAGTGATAAAATCGCAGTTGATGATGGAGAAATACAAACAACAAACATCACTATTCAAGAACAAATTAAAAGCATTATTCAAAAAGCAAATTTTACAAAAAATCAAGCATATATTTTTAAATGGTATATGTGTAACGGCAAAACAAAAGAACAAATTACACATACATTAAAAATTAGTGATAGTTATTTTGACCAAACAGTTGCAAAAATTCGTGAAAAAATAGTTGATACAAACATTTTTAACGGCATCACAAAAGAACAAATACAAAAGCCAAACAACGAACAAAAACAAAAACAAATAAATTGTTATAAAGTTGATAACGGCAATAAAGAATTTATTTGTTGTTTTGATAGTTTAGGCTTAGCAAGTGCAACACTTAAAATTGATAAAGGTAATATTTCACGAGTTTTAAACGGCAAATTACAACAAACAAAAGGTTATATTTTTGAAACTGTATAATAAATAATATAAACAAATTGCAACGGGCTTTTTAGTCCGTTGCTTTTTGTTTTGGATAAACAACACGAGCAACGGCAAAAACAAGCCGTTGTGTAGTGTTGTAACCTATTTGTTGCAAGGGTGAAAAACACGAGCAACGGCAAAAACAAGCC